TAACTATTTGTAACCGCAGTTTGCACAAATATATCCTTGACAATTTGTATATTTTTGATATATTTAATATAGAGGGGCGGTCATAGCACAGCCGCCGGAAGCGGTGACCATGTACTTTGTGCGGTACATTATGCCCCTCAAATTTAATATAAGTGTGGTGATGGTGTTATGGATTTACAGGCTATTACAACTCTTATCGGCTCTCTTGGTTTTCCTATTGCCGCTTGCATTGCGTGTTTTAGTATGCTCAATAAAGAGCGCGAAGAACACAAGAATGAGATGGCAAAGGTTACGGAAGCAATTAACAACAATACGCTTGCGCTTGAAGCTCTAAAAGGGAAGCTAGAAAAAGATGGATGAAAAGACAATAAAACTTTTCGCGTCTTTCGATGATGGTAAACTGATTATTGAACGGCAAGACGCGCAACCTATTGACATTATCACGCATGAAGAAGTAAACGACAACGCGATTGAAGTTGTGGAGTTTGGCGGCAAGGGTGATGCCGTGAAAGCGGTACAGGCTCTTTTAAATTGCCACGGTCAGAAACTCGTTGTTGATGGTATTTTTGGAAAGTTGACGCAAGATGCGCTACTTGCGGTAACGGGTGAAACCGCTTGCGGCTTTTCAGCTTGGGAGAAACTTATAAGGAGTAAAGCATGAAAGCCGAAGATGTTTTGGAACTAATTCGCGCGGGCTATACGAAAGCAGATATTGACGCGCTCGGTATTGCGCTTGAAAAGCCCGAAGAGAAGAAGCCCGAAGAGCCGAAGCCCGAAGAGAAGAAACCCGAAGAGCCGAAGCCTGAAAAGAAAGAAGAGCCGAAACCCGATGATAAAGTCGCGGCTCTTGAAACAAAAATTGACTATCTTGTAAACCGTCTAAATCTGCTTGCCGTTCAGACTTCCAAACAGAAAGACGAGCCGACAGAAACGGTTGAAGATATACTCGCTTCTATGGTGCGGGGAAATAAAAAAGAGGAGTGATTATAAATGGCAAACGAACTTACTTTTAATCAGCTTGCAACGATTCTTAATGTTATTACTGCACAGGCAACTGGCAAACTTTCTATTGCCGCCGTTGACACGTCCAGTTTTGTGGCGGTTGGACAGGAAGCACTTAAGTGCGGCTATGATACTCTCAGTACGGCAATTTCACAGGTACTTGGAAAGACGATTTTCGCGGTGCGTCCGTACACGTCTAAATTCAAGGGTCTTGAAATGTCGGAACAGCAGTACGGCAACAGTAGTCGCAAGCTGTCTGCGGTTGACAAAGACTTTGTTAACGACCCGTCTATCGACCCCGCGCAGATTGTGGACGGCGGCACTATCGACCCTTACGTTATCAGCAAACCGCTTGTTCAGCAGGAAAATTTCTACGGTACGGAAGTCTATAAGAAACCTCTTACTATCTACGATTGGCAGTTAGACCAGGCTTTTAGTGGGCCTGGACAGTTTGGACAGTTCGTGTCGATGATGATGCAGAACGCGTCCGATATGCTTGAACAGGCGCGAGAGAATACTAAGCGCATGACGATTGTAAATCTTATCGGCGCGGTGCTTGGTCAGTATGCGACCAATCAGAACGTAAAACTTGTCACGGAGTACAATGCGTACCTTGGTCTTACTGGTCAGAATGTTCTGACTTGGGCGAACATTAAGGGCAACGCAGAACAGTATCAGCGTTTCATGCGATTTGCATACGCCCGTATTGCAACCGTTGCTTCCATGCTGACGGAGAGAAGTGCGAAATATCATGTGTCGCTTCCTAACAAGCCTATTATGCGCCATACCCCGTATGAGTTCCAGCGGCTTTATATGCTCGGACAGGAACGGTATGACATGGAAGCACAGGTGCTTGCCGATGCGTTCCACGACAATTATCTGCGTCTTGCCGATGTTGAAACCGTCAATTTTTGGCAGAGCATTAATAGTCCTGACGCGATCAATGTCACGCCGTCCTATCTTGTGGCAAGCGGCTCTACTGCGGGTACTGTCGCAAAGGGCGCGGCGGTCAATAAGGCGGGCATTTTCGCGGTGCTTATGGACAGGGATGCTGCAGGTGTTGTGCAGGTCAACGAACGTACCCGTACGGCGTACAATGCGCGCGGAGAGTATACCAACTATTGGTTTAGCGCGGCTATGCGGTATTACAACAGCTTCACCGAAAATTGCGTGGTATTCACGCTCGACTAAACCGACATACAACGGAACAGGGAGAGTTAACCGCTCTCCCTGTTTTCGTAGAAAGGTGTGTGATGTTATGGCGGTAGCAGTTAACTTTTACCATAACAATAAGAGAATCAACAGCACAAAACTACCAACGGCACAAGTTGGTGATTTCGGGTGTAATGTTGAATTTAAAGATGTTACAAACCTCTATACGCCGTCTGTCATTCTTTCCGTTGACCGATTCAAAGACGGAACAAAGATTAAAAACCCGATGGAATTTAATTATTGTTATATTCCAGACTTCGAGAGATATTACTTTGTGCGGTCTTGGTCTTGGATTCTTGGTCGATGGGAATGTTCGCTAGAGATTGACGTACTAGCTACGTTTAAAGCGCAGATAGGCGATACAACGACCTATGTTCTGCGTGCCGCTTCCAATTACGACCCCGATGTTGTAGATACCAAATACCCGACAAAAGCAGAGGATGCGAAAAATCCGTATCAAATCAAGACATATTCCGACGTTAATAGCCCGTGGAATACCAATATTTATAATGCTCCGATTTCTGACGGGTGCTTTATTATTTCTGTTGTAAACAACGATTCTGGTGCTATCGGCGCGGTGTCTCACTATGCGCTTGCTCCGCGCGTTATGGCTGAACTGATGAATAAGCTGTATTCATCCCCGAACTGGATGAACATAACCGATGGAAATATCTCGCAAGACTTACAGAAAATGCTCATCAATCCGATGCAGTATATTACAAGCTGTATGTGGTTGCCGTGCGGCTATGATACAACGGGTGGTGTAGGTATTTCGACAATTCCTTACGGTTGGTGGTCTGTACAGCTTTCAAGTGGTGTTGCGTATCGCGTGGACGTGTCGCATATCAAGCGCAGAATTGACATGACGTTCTCGACCGCAAAACACCCGCAATATGATACATACAAGCACTGGTTACAGCTTTCCCCCTTTACGACGTGTGCGCTGTATCTGCCCCCGTTCGGTTTTATTCCTCTTGATACGTCAAAAATGTACGGTGCGACGCATATTGATTGTAGTATGGAAATTGACCTTATTACGGGGCGCGGTGTTCTTAACGTATCTTCTCACAAGACAGAGGGCGGCGTGACGGTGAACGGCGGCACGATTTATAACGCGCTCGGTCAAGTTGGTGTTCCCGTATCTATTGCACAAATGTCTGTTGATTTCAGCAAACTATCAAGCGCGTCAACGTATATCGGTGCGGCAGGTATTGCTCTTGCTACAGGCGGTTTACAAAACGCATTATCAACAGCGGCAAGCAAAGTCGGAGACGTTCTTTCCGGTTTTAAAGAATCGGTAGAATCGTTTTCTACATCGTTTACAAATGCGGTGTCTGGAATTTTCGACAAACCGGAGCATAATCCACAAAATACGTTTGACCCTATGTACGGTGTTGCACAAAATCCCAATGTAGGAAAGGCTTTTTCTGCGGGCTTAGAAAAGATTAGTGGCGGTTTAGAAAAAGGCAATACAGGCATGGCAAAATATAAACAGAGCGCACAAAGTGAACAATCTATTCTAAGCACCATAAAAGATGTTGCTTCGGATATTGGTAGCGCAGTTCTCGGTATTTCGGGAACGTGTGCGACGCAAGGCAGTACGGGTGGTTTTGCTTCTCTTATGGAAACTTGCTTTGTACAGTGGTATTTTCAGAGGATTGCCGACCAAGACCCCGAACACAACGGCTATCCATGCTGTAAAAAGCTGAAAATCAACACGCTTTCTGGCTTTGTGCTTTGTGCAAATGCTGACGATTTCACCGCCAACTGTACGCCCGCAGAACGTCAAGCGGTAGCCGCAATCATGGAAGCAGGGTTTTACTATGAATGAATTTGGGATTGACAGCCTCCAATATTCAGCAGGTCAGCAGATAACGCAAGCAGAAGTAGACCAAATCAAATTTATCATACTGAAAAGTGGCGTATCAAGTGCGGGTGTGCCGCAGATGCTCACGCCCGCATACTTTCAGCAAACCATGTCAACATATCAATATTTCGAGCCGACCGTAAGACTGATGAAAGCGAACGGAAAGCCGACAGGGGCATACTTTTTCAGTTACGCATGGAACAGGGCAAGCGCAGAGTATGAAGCGCGGATAATGTGCGACAGCATGGACGCGCTGACAGATAAACCGGAATTTCCGTTGTTTCTCGACTGGGAAAGCACGGGAAGTTCACAGATGGCGTACTTTGGCGCGTATGAAGCACTAGTATACCATGGTATCACGCCGACCGCCGCGATTGTACAGGAAGTGACACAAGGATGGAAAAGTGTGGTAGAAAGTCGTGGTTATCGGGCAGGGCTTTATACAAGCGGGTCTCTCGCCCGCGACCTTTTCGGCGCGTCGTTCATTCAGCAACAGCGGCAAGCGGGGATTTACTATTGGGAAGCATCGTGGAGTACGTCTCAACCGATGGTGCCTTGTGATGTGTGGCAGTATGCAGGTGACCAAATCTGGAACGGCGTGACAGTGGACTTTAACCGCATTATGGATGACCGCATTTGGAGCGGTGGCGGCGGCAAAATCCCTATTTGGCTTTTAATGAAAATAGCGCAAAGGAGTGAACACAATGCCAAATGCACCATATTTTTATGATTACATTAACACTGTCGGAAGCAGTATACAGCCCGCAAACGCTCATGTACTGAACAACGATACAGGGCGATTTTATCAGCGGTACTTGCTGAAAAAGGCTCTTTCCGTGTTCAAGTGGACGCTTCCCGAATGGTGGGATGAAAACTATTTTCTGTACACACTGTACTGCCGCGGCTTTGTCGCGATTTTCGACAGTGGCAAATTCGGTGTTATTCCGCAAGGGTGCGGATTGCAAGGGTATAACGTGTTTTACCGTCCGAAAAAGGTGATTATCGCAAACCCGCTTTTGACCGATATTCACGAACGCGAAATAGGCGTTGATTGCGTGTTGATGCAGTTACAGCCCGACTACATGGGAATACTTGACCTTTGCAGTCATTACGCAGAAAAGATGGCTTTAGCCTCATCTGCTATTAATCAGAACTTGTGGTCAACTCGTCTTGCAACGGTTTTCTTTGCAGAATCAGATGCAGAACAGCAGGCGTTCAAAAAGGCGTATGACCGCATGACAAGTGGTGACCCGATGGTGGTAGTTCGGAAAAATCTGCGTGATGAAAACGGAAATATGAAGTATGAAGTATTTAACAGAGATGTTAAAAACAGTTATGTTATTTCCGACCTTATAGCAGACTTACGGAAAATCGAAGCAGAATTTGATACAAGAATCGGTATTCCAAATGCCAACACAGACAAGCGCGAACGACTTATTACGGATGAAGTCAACGCGAATAATGTCGAAACGACAATTCTTTCTGATTTGTGGATGGATAGTATACAGGACGCTATCAAGAAAACGAAAGAACTGTTTAATTTGGAAATAAAGTGCGAAAGGAGATACAACGATGCCAATATCAGCGCAAATGTCGGTATGGGGTCTGTATCAGAGTGACCCGACAATCTTTGATGGCTTGCAAGTTCCGAACGGCGTAGACAAGGAAAACGTCAAAGATAATATTCTCCTTGAAAGCGAAACGCTTGAAGTGCTGTATTCAAACCCGACTTTCCTAAAAGCCGCTATTACAGTATGGTCTACTGAACGTCTTTCTATTTGGCAACGCTTGTATGAAACGACGCAGTATGAATACAACCCTATTGAAAACTATGACAGATACGAACAGGGTAGCAATTCAAATAGCGGAACGTCAAGCGGAAGCAATACGGCAAGCGAGAGTGGCGAAAGTAGCGGCACGTCAAGCACGGAAAGCACAGGAACGTCAAGCGGGCAGAACGAGAGCATTTCTTCCAATACGGCATACGATAGCAACTCTTTCGCGGATAGTTCAAAAGGCACGTCAAGCGGCACTAATGAAACTGAAAACAGCGAGAGCCGCGAGACAAGCAACAATGACAGCCGCACATCAAGCAACAGCGGAAGCAACGAATTTGAAAACAGCGGCTCGTTTACTACACACATTCACGGCAATATCGGTGTTCGCAGTTCACAGGAGCTTATTGAACAGGAGCGCAGAATAGCAACATTCTGTATCACGTCTTACATTGTCGAAGAATTTGTAAATAAGTTCTGCATAGGCGTTTATTAAAGAAAGGGGTATAATAATGGGTCTTTTTAATGGTATCAAATTTCCGTTTCTCACGGAACAGCAGATGAATCTTGACTGGATTCTGCAGGAAATCAAGCGTGTTATGGGCTTTTTCCCCGAAAGCGGTGACCCCGGCACAGTGCTGATGAAAACAGAAGATGGCACAGCGTGGGAAGAACTGGCGGCGGTAGATATTAATATCAACGGCGTACCGGAAGATACGGAATTGACAGATACTGACAAACTTATCTTTTATGATATTTCCAGTTCCGCAAACCGCAAAATCACCGCTCCTAATCTCCTTAATAGCATGATGAGTAACGGCACTCCGCTTATGGATGGAACGGCTAGCGCAGGCACGTCCAAAAAGCCGGCTAGGTATGACCACAAGCATCCGACCGACACAAGCAGACAAGCGGCTCTCTCCGGCACGCAGATGAACGCAGTCAACTCCGGTGCTCCGGCAAACAGTTTCAGCAGTGGCAAGCTGAAACTCGAGCACGGTGGTACCGATGCAGATAATGCGGCTGACGCACGTACAAATCTTGAGGCAGGTGATGTTGCGTGGGATCCAATCTATGTCGGTTCTATCAGTACCGCAAAAACACTCACTTTCTCTGGGCAGGTTTCATTTCTGTTGGTAGTAAATGCTAATAATACAGCACGGCAAGGTATTTGGATTGTGTTCTGCAGTAGCGGCTCGTCTCCAAGCATCAGCGCAGTATTTAATACTACTGATGTTACTTTGACGCCTGCTACTAATGGACTTTCAATCGTATCGGCGCATAGCGATTTCGCAACTATCATTCCAATTACATCGTCAAATAACAGCCGTATCACTATTTCAGAATAAAAGAAAGAGGACGGGATTTTCTCCCGTCCTCTTTCTTTGTCTTGTTTAGTTCATTTCACAGGTCACAAACGTGCGCCCGCCCTTGCTCTTTGCCTTGCGAACGACAATCCCGTATTCCTCGCCGCCCATGAGGTCAATAATGTACTGGAGTTCTTCGCGGAAAAACTTAGAGTTGGTGACGTAGTGCTTGCCGTCCTTGTCGATGATAGACGTGATGGTAACAACTTCTCCGTTGTTGTTCACGTCCTCATAGATGCAGACTTCGGCGGGGAGAATAAGTGTGCCATCCTCGCAATCCTTAATTGAAATGCCCGCCGCGCGGGTGTGCTTATAGATTTCGCGCTTGTCCAGTTCCTTGTTAGTAAAGATGATGTCCATTGTTTTTATCTCCTTTAATAGTATTTAGGCTCTTTAGCCTTTCTGATTATAATATACACCTAATAGTAAAATCTTGTAGTTGGTAGATTGCACAAATAAACTATCTGCTTTTGATAATTTTGTCAAATTGTTCTTGCGTTAAGTGAAATAGCCTTTTATACTCCATTGTAATCCCTAAAGTGTATTCACCTGTTTCAAGATAGATATTAGGTGGCACTTCTAACGTATGCCCGTCTATGTGTAGCGGCTCGGCGGGTACGTCGTTGTAATACGCTTCCATACCGCCCGATTCCTTGAACACAAAACCCTCTTTGAAGTTTTCCAAAGTTCCAAGTTCAGCCGCGCCCGATTTAGAAACGCCCGCAATAGTTATATGCAGTTTGCCGTTCTCATCCTCATATGCGTATTTTTTCGCGCCCAAAGTACAGTAGCGGGAATAGGTGCCATCTTTCTCGAACACGCCAAGATAGTGACGCACCCCTTGCGGGTCATCTGCGTATGCGCCGTGTTTTTCTGACGTGGCTTGTATCTCTTTGTTCAGTTCGGTAAAGTCTACGTTGCCGATGAATTTTACGCTGTCGGTGTCACAGTACACAAACTTATGACCGCACAGACGTATAGCTTTTTCAAGCCAGTAACGCGCCCACGCAGTACACCAACAGCCCCACGCGAAAACGGTAAACGCCCGTTTATTAGCTTTGGCAAGTTGTGTTTTATCGTCCTGTTCCTTGACGCTAAAATCCGTACCATTGAAAACAAGGGAAGTTCTGACGGGGTTTGTCGCACACATTCCGTAGATACTGTTTAGCTTGTTCTTACTTTTCATATAATAAACTTCTTGACCCGCTACTCCTTTCAGCTTTGTCTTGCGTTCGTAGTAATCCATTGTTACCTGTTTCATAGCTTCGGGCAGTAATCCGTATTCAGAGCGGTAACACTCGACCACAACGGCGGATTCCCATTTATACTGCTGTTTTACGATTTCAAGGTCAATGTCAGTTAAATAGGTCAGTAATCTATCTGCCTTGACAACTCGTCCGTTATCGTTTATCGCGCCCGTCAGATTGTAGCATTTATGTATGGACAGATACGGACAGCCGTAAAACGGGTCAGATTGTTCTATCCTCTGGAAGTCAACGGCAATAAGATACGGGAAACCGTCTAACAGTTCATCAAGGCGTGTTACACGCTGTTTTACAAACTGCTTGATAGGGTATGGCATATTAACAAGCACGTCGGGGTAACTGCTTGCGCGGTCGTAGCTTGTCACGTTCGGCAGTATCACGCCCGTGTAACAGCGGTTGGCGTGGGTGTTACTAACCGCCGCGAAATGCACGGCGTATCATCAAGTATACTTCCCATGACGGCGCGCACTCATGCACAAGCGGCAGAAATCCCCCCTTTCGCATAGCACGTTTAAAGTCCTTCCGTACATAGCCCGTTGACGTTAACGGCACGTCTGCAAGTGTGTTTTTGTCGGCTTTCAGCATTTTACGCAGGGCTTCATAAAGTCCCAACACGTCGGCAATACAGTACGCGCGCTCTTCATCTGTCACAGGTGTCCACGGATAACGGGGTTTATCATAGTCCATTTCGAGTTTCGGGTGTTCAACTTGCATTTTGTTAAGAAACTCGCGCAAACTCATGTTTGTCAGAACGTAGGAACAACGATACTCAAAACGGCTACCTATTTCACACTTTGCGACCTTTCTACCCGTCAGACAAAAAACCTCATCTTCGGTAAAATTGTGTACAGCCCGCAAGAATTGAAATTCAAAGCTAAGATTATGAACGTACTGAACAAGTGTTAATTCTTTCGGTAGCCATTCATCAACGCCCGCAAGAAACCGCTTGTATTCTTCCCACGTTCGCCCGATACATACAAGCCCATCAAGGCAAACTTGCCAATGCCACATGACAGCCTGTTTCAGTTCATGTATGTTGGTCGTTTCAATGTCGAACGTGCAAATAATATCGGCATACTTTTTTGCGTGGTTTTTCGGGTGTCCGTTCGCCGCTCGGCATGGTCTGACATATTGCAGAATGTCAAAGGGGAACGTGTCAACGGTGTCAAACTCCCTGTTGGTATAGGGTATAGAAGTCTGCAAAACTACCACCTATTTCTTGATAATCTTCGGGGTATAAACTTGCCGCTTCGCCGCTCGGCACTATCATGCTTGAAAATGCAGATAAACGCCACGATTGCATATACTCGGCAAATGGTAGCACGTCTCCAAGCGGCACAAACTCGCCCGTTTCATCATTGAAGTGTTTCTGTAACTGCTTCACGCCCATCACGCTGTACGCCTTAGTGTCAAGATTCCTCTTTCCTTGTGCAAGACGTTTCGTAACTTCGCTTTGCTCTTTCATGCTCGACAGCTTCGGCATACTTTGCCGCAGATAGGCCGCAACATTACCAAGTCCCGCCGCTTCCAGTCTGTCGGCGCGGCGCATGGTAATATTCCGCAAGCGGCTATACTCGGCGCGTATCTCTTTTGCGGAGTGTGTCGGCTCGTCCGTCAAGTAAAAGGGGGTGTAATCTTTCGGTGTCCAGTAGCTTGCCATATTATCACCTCATATTTTCAAGCATTATCGCACGATAGAAAACTTTCGCGTTCACGTTCTCAAAGGTCAGTTTCTTGTCAAAGTAGTCTTGCCATGACTTGATAGCGTACTTTCTAAAACGCTGTCGGTCTGTCAACGTGTTTTCAAACTCTTTAGGCTTGCCGCTTCGGGTTTCGCTGACATACCAATGATAGGTTGACTTGTGGCGATACAGGCAAATACTGCCGATAGCCGCAACAGGGTTATATTCAGATAGCGGGCGGCTTCCTATATCAGTATAGTTGTCTTTACTGAAAGCGTTATTTAATGCCATGTCTGCAAAATCACCCTCGCCCATTGTCAGCCTGTAAAGGGCAGTTTCGCGCTTCTCCGCGCTTATAGGGCTATCGTTCAATAGATACACGGACAGCCCTAAAGTACGGTCAACATATTGCGTTTGATGCTTCTTCTTCATTCGGTCAAGCGTCCGTACACAGTTCAAGGCTTGCAGTATAGCCGCTTCCATGTTGTTTGCGTTTGCGAGTATCACACACTTTACTGGTGGCTCTCCGTTCAACTGGCGGTTGCGGTCAATAGATTCATACATATTTAGGAACGCTTCTGCTTCATGCGTTATTGCACGTTCGTGCCGTTCGGGTATTGCTTCATCATATAGAATCACTTTAACCGCGCTTGCGTCAAAACTTCGCGCATTTGCCATAGTTGACAATGCCATGTTGACCGCGACCGCCGCGCCCGTTGTCTTACCGTCGGCGTTAAGTTCATATACACCCGTGGCATATTTGGAGAGCGGCGCACAGACAAGTGCTTTACCAATGTCAGCACCGATTTTTACAATAGGGCTAAATTCCTCTTTGCTGACAAGTTCCATTTGTGCAGACGTGCGGCGCAGATACACAAACTTAATTTCGTTTTCAAGTAGATACTTTATCGCACCGTAGGTCTTGCCCGTACCACGTCCACCAATGCACAGCACAAAAGGCGTTTCACTTTCGATTATATCGGGCATATTAGCATAGCCGTTAGATTGATACAGTTTCATGCGTCAATCTCCTTACAAGTTCTTCACATACGGCTTCGGGTGTTACTTGATTCTGCCACGATAGAAGCATATCGACCCAATCAGAATTTATAAAATCCCGTAGCCTGTTAAAGCGGCAGTTAACACCCTTGCGCTGTACCTCAATGGAATGCGGGGCTTCGATAGCGGGGTCATATTCAGAACAATCAACAGCCGCTTGCACTATGACGGCGGCGGCAAGTAGTGCGTAGGGGTTTGTCTTACCCGCCACAACCGTATAATCAAGAGAGCGGCAAAACCGCTCTCTATACTGTTTCATAACTGACTTACTAACAATCACTTTCATTTTCGCCATACTCCTTTTTAAAGTATTCGTACATATCGTCAAGTTCCTTGTCTGTCGGGGCGGTGTCTGTAACCGTCAAAATGAAGATGGCGCACAGACAACAGGCAAGGACAAAACCAAGAAGAAACATACAAACATGAGTTATAATCATTTTTCCTCAATCCTTTCAAGCACTTCAAAAGTTCCCTTGTGATAAGTCATAGCCTTGTAACGGGCTTCGCGCAAGCTGTCAGCTTGAATGTTCACATCACGCCATTTGTTTGTGGTGGTGTCGCGGAATGTCGCAATAAACCATTTGAATTTCATATGTGTTCCTTTCTCCCCGTGTAGCCGATAGGACAGCTTGATTTTTTATTCTTCAACCTTTGAAACGTAATCAACGTCGCTTTCTTCATCACGCCAGTACACCATTTTATTACCCTTGCGCGTCATGAAGCACTCAACAAAGCGAGCGCACTCGTTGTTTCCGTTTTCTACTTCATCAACATAGTCTGCATATGGTACATAATCGCAAATCATAACAAGCTCGTCACCGTCAAACAACGCACGCGGGTTTCTCCATTCTGGTAATATATCATTAACGTCTGTGTCCTTGAAATTAAACTTGCATAAACGGTAACTGTCCTTTGCTTTAATCGTAGTTTTCATTGTATCGTCCTTTCTGCCCGCTATGGTGGGGCTTACCTTATGTCAATATATTACCAAATCTATACGCTAAATACAATTGGCAAAGTGTACAAAATCGCGGAATATATTTGTGCAAACTGCGGTTACAAATAGTTACAATCATTTGTGCAAATTGCACAAAAAA